AAATGTATAATTCAGAAAACTTACAAGAGAAGTGGCAGCCAGTCCTCCAACATCCAGATTTGCCTGAGATTAAGGACAATTACAAAAAAGCCGTTACTTCAATCATCTTGGAAAACCAAGAAAAAGCAATGAAAGAAGACGCAAGTTTCCTTTCAGAAGCTGCGCCTGCAAACTCAGCATTCGGTTCTGGTGGAAACTATGACCCAATTCTGATATCACTCGTAAGACGAGCAATGCCTAACCTAATTGCATACGATATTTGTTCAGTACAACCAATGACTGGCCCAACTGGACTTATCTTTGCGATGAAGTCAAGGTTCTCAACTCAAGGTGGAACAGAAGCATTATTCAACGAACCAAATGTTGGTTTCTCAAACGATGATGGTGCTGGTGACCTAAACTCAACCACAATGACTGGTACTAACCCTGCTGTTCTTAATGACTCATCGCCTGGTGCATATGTCACTGGTGGTGCAGATTATGGTTCAACAACTGGTGGTGGTATGACAACTGCCGAGGCAGAAGCGTTAGGTGACGCATCTGGTAACTCTTTCGCAGAAATGGCGTTCTCAATCGAGAAGTCAACTGTGACTGCAAAGTCAAGAGCACTTAAAGCAGAATACACAATGGAACTTGCACAAGACCTAAAAGCAATTCATGGTCTAGATGCAGAAACCGAATTGTCAAATATTCTGTCTTCAGAAATTCTTGCAGAGATAAACAGAGAAGTCGTAAGAACAATCTACATATCTGCTAAGAAAGGTGCTTCAATCAATACAACAACTGCTGGTATCTTTGACTTAGACACAGACTCAAACGGAAGATGGTCTGTTGAAAAGTTCAAGGGTCTTATGTTCCAAATCGAAAGAGATGCGAATGTAATTGCACAAGAAACAAGACGAGGAAAAGGTAATATGCTTATCACTTCTTCTGATGTTGCTTCTGCACTTCAAATGGCTGGTGTACTTGATTACGCTCCTGCTCTTAACAACAACCTACAAGTTGATGATACTGGAAACACTTTTGCTGGAGTTCTTAATGGACGATACAGAGTGTACATCGACCCATATGCAGCTAACAACGCTGCTAAACAGTACTATGTTGTTGGATATAAAGGAACATCACCTTACGATGCTGGTATTTTCTACTGCCCATACGTTCCACTACAGATGGTTCGTGCAGTTGGTGAGAATACTTTCCAACCAAAAATCGGTTTTAAGACACGTTATGGTGTTGCACAAAACCCATTTGCAACTTCTGATGCAACTGATATTGTTACTGGTGCAAATGATAACACATACTACAGACGAGTACAAGTCGCAAATCTTATGTAATAAGAAAAGACATATCGTTAAAACTAAGGGGAGTTTCGTACTCCCCTTTTTTTATCTGCATTATAAATAGTAGTAGGAGAACAACATGGCTACTACGATTAATGCACTGCAAAGACAACCAAAAGAGTTTGATTATGCAGACCCAACTAAGTTTAAGTTCAGTATAACTAAACTACCGACTGTAGAATTCTTTACCACATCTGCGAGTATTCCAGGCGTTACTTTAGGTGAAGCAGTATTCCCTACACCATTTAAAGAGATACCAGTACAAGGTGACCAGTTAACATTTGATAATCTTGAGATTGGTTTTCTAGTAGATGAAAAGTTAGAAAACTATAAAGAACTACATCAATGGTTAGTGGGTATAGGATTTCCAAAAGCAAGAACACAATTTAGTTCTTTTAGAAAAGAAGAGTCAGAAGTATTTCCAACAGCAGACTCAGTGAAGGGTGATTCTACCAGACCAGGCATACCAACTGGTGTACAAGCGATGTATGGTGATGCAACACTTACAGTAATGTCTAGTAAGAACAATCCTATCATGGAAGTACGATTTTCAGATTTATATCCAGTATCACTGGGTGCGTTACAGTTTGACCAACAACTAACTGACGTAACGTATTTGACTGCAACTGCAACCTTTTCATATAAGTTGTATGAGATGTTTACTATATAATATTATGGTGGGGTACACATCTTGGTTAAAAAACTTTTTTGATAATTTGTAGTATATCTCAAGTTAACATAAAAAAGCAAGAAAGTAACCCCACCACTTTGAATTGAGGATTACAATATGGATTTAGAACAACTTCAAAAAGAAGCTCAAAAAGATTTAAAAATTGACAAAGAACAATTAGATATCGAATCTTTAAAAACTCCAGAACTCTACGGAAAATATCTACAAATCTATACACGATGGAACTTGTTGTCAAAACAAGTTGAGTCTGAATATAAAAAACTACTTAGAGATAAGTGGGAATATTATTCTGGTAAATCTGAAGTTCCTTTTGATTTAAAGATTTTAAAACAAGATATTCCTATGTATCTTGAAGGTGATGATGATTTAATCAAAGCTAAACATAAAGTAGATTATCATAATGCAATGTGTGACTTTGCAGAAAATGTGTTAAAGACACTAAACAATCGTGGGTTTCAAATTAAAAATGCGATTGATTGGAAAAGGTTTCTGGAAGGTTCAATTTGATTATATCAAAGAAAAATGAAGTATATGTGCGTGTAGAAACAGAACCAAATTATGCAAGAGAGTTGTCTGACTTTTTTACATTTGAAGTTCCAGGCGCACGATTTATGCCTACATATAGAAATAGAATATGGGATGGTAAGATACGTCTTTACAATACAATGAGTGGTGAGATTTATTTTGGTCTTGTACCATATATTGAAGAGTTTGCAAAACTAAATGATATAGATATAGAATACAAAGAAGGAGTGAAGAATGAAGGAGAATATGGAACTAGCGTCTTGGGTGGATTTATTAGAAGAGTGTCACCTAAGTCCAATGGAAAGAGTTTACAGATTCGTGATTACCAGAGGAACGCCTTTTTTCATGCAGTCAGAAATAATCGGAGCTTACTTCTTAGTCCTACTGCTTCTGGTAAGTCATTAATAATATATCTTTTAAGTAGATGGTATGAGTCAGAAAGAATTCTAATACTTGTTCCTACAACATCTTTAGTGGAACAGATGTACTCTGATTTTATTGATTATGGTTATCTTGAAGCAAAGATGCAAAAAATATATCAAGGACATTCTAAAGAGATTACAAAAGAAGTAACAATATCTACATGGCAGTCTTTGTATAAAATGCCTAGAAAGTTCTTTGAACAATTTGGTTGTATACTTGGTGATGAGGTGCATTTGTTCAAAGCAAAGTCACTTACCAACATTATGAATAAAATGCACATGACACCTTATCGTCATGGGTTTACTGGTACACTTGATGGTACACAAACACATAGACTTATATTAGAGGGTTTATTTGGTTCTGTCAACAAAATAACATCAACAAAAGAATTGATGGAAAAGAAAACGCTTGCAAAATTAAAAATAAAGTGTATAGTATTACAATACCCAGATGCAGATTGTAAATTTATGAAAGACCAGAGTTATCAAGATGAGGTAGACTTGATAGTTCGTGATGAGAGAAGAAATAAATTTATTTTAGACTTGACAACTCATCTAAAAGGTAATACATTGGTTTTATTTCAGTTTGTAGAAAAACATGGAGCTGTTCTTTATAACATGATGAAAGACTTAGATAGAAAAGTTTTTTATGTACATGGTGGAACAGATACACAAACAAGGGAAGATATTCGTGAAATTACAGAGAATGAAAGAAATGCAATTATCGTTGCATCATATGGTACGTTTTCTACTGGTATCAATATTAGGAACTTGCATAATGTCGTGTTCAGTTCCCCTTCAAAAAGTAGAATTAGGGTCTTGCAATCAATTGGTAGAGGATTGCGAACTACCAACGATAAAACTGGTGCTACCCTTTTAGATATTGCAGATGATTTTACATGGAAGTCGAGACAGAATTTTACTCTTCGTCATTTCATGGAACGAATAAATATCTATAATGAAGAAGAATTTGATTATGAAATCAAAAATTTAAAAATAGAAAGTTGACCAATGACTCCAAAGATAGTAAAACTTACAAATGGTGACGAGATTATTACTACGTTTAGTAAAGACGATACTGACTCTGCACTAACTGTAATCGTTGAAAATCCATTAAAGATTAATAGTTACCCCAGAATATCTAAAAAGGGAGTAGAGGAATCTATGGCTTTATCTCGTTGGACATCGTATGGTGAGAATGATGCGTGTCAACTTATTAAAAACAATATAGTTGCAATCGCAGACGCATCTATTGGTATTGCTAAGTTTTATGAGTTTTGTATTTTAAAGATGAAAACTGGTCAAATGATGAGAGGATTGGGTGTAAGTGAGCCTACAGACGAACAACTTAAAGAACTTGAAGAAGAGTTTATGGAAGAACTTGAAGAATTTAATAATGAAGATAAACCCAAAAGAACCATACATTAATATATTTCTTAAAGACCACAAGTGGATTATACACTTAGATTCTTCCTTTGTCAAGTCATTTAGTGCGACTTGACTTTTAGTGTTATTTCTGTTAATATAAGAACAATTTTAACAAGGAAAGTGTTGTGCCTAAAAGTAAAAAACCCCATTATGTAAATAACAAAGAATTTCTAGCAGCCATGGTAGAGTGGAATAAGAAACGTAATCTTGCAAAAGACTTTGGTGTAGACCCACCACCTATAACTAACTACATAGGAGAATGTTTTCTAAAGATTGCAACCCATTTATCATATCGACCCAACTTCATTAATTATACCTATCGTGAGGAAATGATTAGTGATGGTATTGAGAATTGTCTACAGTATGTCCATAATTTTAATCCAGAAAAATCAGATAATCCATTTGCATATTTCACACAGATAATATATTATGCGTTTCTTAGACGAATACAGAAAGAAAAGAAACAAGCTCATGTAAAGAACAAAATGATTGAGAATATGAATGTTGATGTTTTTTTAACACAAGAAGACGGAGATGTTCAGAATAATCCATATGCAGATTATTTACAAAAGAACTTCTTACCAGATGAAGATGTTTACAAACCTAAGAAGAAAAAGACCAAACCAAAAGGATTAGAATTATTTTATGAAAATAGCACTGATAACTGATACTCACTTCGGTGCGAGAAATGATAGTATACCATTTAATGATTATTTCTACAAGTTCTATGAAGACGTATTTTTTCCAGAGATAGACAAAAGAGAAATAAATACTATCATTCATTTAGGTGATACGATGGACAGACGTAAGTTTGTTTCATACAAAATTGCAAATGACTTTCGCACACGTTTTATTCAACCCATTGTCGATAGAAATATTGACACACATATAATGATAGGAAACCATGACACTTTTTATAAAAATACAAATAATATCAATTCTGTTGCTGAGCTTATTGGGAACAGACACGATAATATAAAATTCTATGAAGAAAATTGTACAGTAAACTTTGGTAACATTCCAATATTCTTCTGTCCTTGGATTAACTCAGAGAACTATGGTTCTACTCTAAAAGGTATTCAAGAAACAGATGCAGAGGTTTGTATGGGTCATTTAGAAATAAATGGGTTTGAGATGCATAAAGGACACTTCTCTGAAAACGGACACCCCAAAGAAATATTCAAAAAGTTTGATACAGTATTCTCTGGACACTTTCACAAAAAATCAGATGATGGACAAATCTATTATCTAGGAGCTCCATATCAAATAACATGGAGTGATGATAATTGTCCAAAAGGATTTCACATATTCGATACAGTGGATAGAACTCTAGAAAGAATTGTTAACCCACACTCAATATTCCAAAAGATATATTATGACGATACGGATAAAGATTATAGTAAAGAAGATACAAAACAATATGAGGATAAGTTTGTAAAACTAGTCGTGGTCAATAAGAAAGACTTATATCAGTTCGATAGATTTACTGATAGGTTGTTACAAGAACAAACTCATGAAGTAAAGATTGTTGAGGACTTTTCAGATTTAGATGCAGAAAATGTATCAGACGATATCGTAGAAAATACCCAAGATACAACAACACTCTTAGAAAAGTACATTGATGAACTTGATGTTGACTTAGATAAGAAACGATTGAAAAATACTATGAAGGCACTTTATCTAGAGGCCTGTGATTTGGAGTTATAAACTTGGTTATATTTAATACTGTGAGGTGGAAGAACTTTCTCTCTACTGGGAATGCTTTCACCGAAATTCAACTTGACCAAAATCCATCAACACTTGTAGTGGGTGAGAATGGTGCTGGTAAATCTACAA